AGATTTCTGCGCCATCTGGAATAGATTGATATAATTCTGTTGGGTCTGGAACAGAACCATAATCTTCACCCCCAGAGCCATGGACGCCTATCCATAAATCAACATATTCTTCACCAGTATTACCTCCTGCAATTCCATTTAAATAATATGTTCCTATTGAACTTGTTCCTGTAGGTCTATGGGTCCATTCGAATGGTATTATTTTGTCATCAGCATCAAAAATTCTTCCCCAGGTATCTTTTGGATCAGCCGCCTCTTCAATAGCAGATTCAAGAGTAGAAATATTACTTGCTGATGTCCAAAAACGATAAACCGTATAATTTGCAGTATTACCTCCAGCCGATTGAACTACTCCAGTTGAAGTACCAACTGATGTATTTGAATAACCAAAAAATGTAAGTTCATTTTCAATAATAATATCTTTAGTTCTATGATATTTGCTTACAAACTTATAATGACTGCCTCCTACGTTTTTTAATAAAATCATGTTAGGAGTTGGATCTGCAACTTCACCATATGTCGATGTACCACCACTATAATTTACTCTTCCTGGATAACACCAAACATAAGGATATGTCCATCCTTGATCATTTAATATATCGTGAATGTTTGGTGTTGATCCATGAACTTGGTAGTCACACCCTGCTGTTAAATTAAGAGTAGAATCTGAATCAACAGCATGAACTAACGTTTCGTCTGCATTTACAAAGGTTGAATCATTTAATTCCCATTGTCCATCACCTCTTGGGTAATCTAATCTTTTATGATAACCTATAATTGGTGTTCCGTTTTGTGGGTTGGATTCATATAGTTCTCCTGTGTTCCATCTTTCTTCATAGCCTGGTTCTCTATTTTTACCTGCAACTATATTTGGTGTATTTCTACCTTGTACAGTTACAACTACACTTGGTACCCCCGAATAAGGATTGCCAAATGTACCAGCTCCATCTGAAACAGAATTTATTACTTCGTCCGCACTTTTTAATTCAAATCTCATAGCCACATAATGTAAGCCACTTAATGTATGATTAGCAGTCCAGTCTGAATGTTCTTGTAATAATGATGATGCATTTTGATTTGCTGACCCATCAAAATATTGAACTTTTAATCTATTTGCAAATGTTCCTCTTGTTATTGAATACGTTTGTGGTTCTGCACCATTTAATCCACTTGCAAATATGCCCTCATCACCTGGCCATCTATATACTTCTCCATCACCCCCTCCTGAACCAACTCTATATGAAGGATTGCTGTCTGTGTAGGCTCCTGTATGAAAATGAACTGCTTTCCCATTAATTGTCATTCTTACTAATCTTGCTCCTATATAAGCATCTGGTTGAGTTAAAGTACCTTGTTTTATACAGCCTCCGTGGAACCCTTGACTGATTACTCCTGCCATATACAAATATTGACTTGACCCTGCACTGTCTCCTTGTACTCCTACAAATACAGGAATAACAGCAATATCAACTTGAGATCCATATACTACTGGAATAGATCTATTTGCTCCATTAAAATCTACAATAATATTTGATTTAATATTGGCTAATGCCGGTGCAAAATCTTCAGTTGTTTCTATTGATGCATCTGGGATATCAAACGCTCCAGTAAATGGAGATACAACTGCTTTTACAATATTAGTACCTAAATCTATAATTGGATCAACAACAGCTTTTATAATTCTTACTGGTGCTCTAAATATTTTTTTAAACCAACCCATATTATTCCTCCCACTTTAAATTTGCAACGTGTCTTTGGCTATATTGAAAGCCTTTATCTAAAGGAAATACTCTTGATTGTGATGCAGTGTTAGTATATCCATATAAACTTTTTTTATCAAAATTAGAAAACGGACCTCCTACTGTAACAGTCATTGTACTTCCTTTTTCACTAACATTAATAGCAAAATTATCTACAAACCCTTTCCATGCTGTAAAATATACAGTATCCGTAAAAGGGTCTTTTACTAATCCTTTTTTAATTGTTACTGGTGCTCCAGTATAATTTCCATTTGCAAATTCTGTACCTAATGTATCTGCTGAACTATCTAACAAAATAGCATCAAATAATAATTCTACATTTGTATTTGTAACTTGTGCCGATTGTTTAATTGGACTGTGTGAAAGATATCCTCTACCTGTTAAAAAAGTATCATATGTTGAACCATCTGAACTTAATATGGATATATCTGCTTCGTAATTTGTAACCTTAAATGTTCCAGCAGGTAATTCTATTGTAACAAGATCAATAAATCTAACTGTTCTTGCATTTAAATCTGCGTTTGTTAAATCGTTGGATCTTGGCATTAGTATTCCTCTCTGACATCAATTCCATATTCGTACACACCATCTTCACTGGTTTCAAATTCTGGGTCGTCACTTATAAGAGCTACTGTCATTGGTACATCGTTATATGTTACTGTTGTTGTATTACTTACTGCTGTTTGTAAAGTAGGGTAAATGTTTATGGTAAATGCTGTTGAACCGTCTGATGTAGTATCGGCTGAAAGTTGATAAACTTTTGTATGGTTTGAAAACTTAATTAAATCACCTTTTTTAAAAGTACCTCCACCACCTGTTGCTGTAACACTACTTTGGCCAACGGCTACTGTTGCATTACAAGTAACAATGCCTGACATTGTTCCTTGTGTTGAACCTAAGGTTGGTGGAACAATAGTAAATGTTTCTGCTTGGCCATTTTGTTTTGCAATAAAGCCATACGCAGTGCCTAATTGTGCTCTTGTTAAAGGTGTACTTTTTAATGCTAATTCCCAATGCTGTTTTAAGAATTTTTCATATAATTTATTATTAGCATCAGTAGTTTTTATTGTACTTTTAGTATCTCTAAAAGATAATGTTTTAAAATTTGTTGTATCTGGAAATGCTCCACTCACTAAAGTACCTCTCTAAATTTTTGTTGAAATGAATAATATCCAGTAATATCTGTTTTAAATTCTATTATATCGTCTTCGGCTATTACAGTTATTGGAACATTATCATATGTTATTGTAACTAAAGTTGAACCATCTGCTGGACCAACACTAGCAACTAATGGGGGTGTAATATTAATAACATCTATAGAACTGCCATCTAAGTTTGTATCTTCTGTTAGCATATAGACTTTAGAATGATTTGAAAATTTAATTAAATCTCCAGCAAGTAAAGTACCTTCAGCAGTACCATTTACTGGAATTTTTGTTTCGCCAACACTAACTGAATATTCTGGAGCAGTACTTGAATCATCTAAAACTGATAATGCTCCTGATACTGTTCCTGCCGCATCATTTAATACTGGCAATAAAAATGTTGTGTTTTTAGCAGTAGTTTCTGTATCGTAAAAATCAAAAAAATCACTATGCCATTGTGTTCTTGTTATTGGTACAGTTTTAATATCAAAACTCCAATAATTGTTTCCAAAATTTGTAACATAAGTTTTACCACTTAATGTCTTATTCAAAACATTGTTGGTATTACATTTAAAGTTAAGAAATTTAACATAATCATAAAAAGCCATTATACAAATCTTCTCCCTTGTTGTCTAAATGCTTGTTGGATTGTACCTATAATTAAACTTTTTCTTGATAATAATAATTCATCAAAACTTGTGGCATCAACTGTACTAATATTAAAGTTAACATTAACCTCGCCACCTATTGCGGCACCTGTTGTTGAACCGCTCGGAACAACTGTGCCAGATGTACTAGGAACAAATAATTCTGGTCCTTCTTCACCCACAATATATGGTTGTCCGGCCATTGCTGGACCACCTTCTGCTAAGAATGGAATTCCTAAAAATGATCCTGCTAATTTTTTAAGTCCCCAAGTTATTGCCGCCTGAGTAGCTATTCTTACTAAATCTCTAATTACTGTATTTGCAAAATCTCTAAAATTAAATTTACCTGTCATTACAAAATCGGTAACTGCATCTGTTAAACCATTATAAGCATTTTCTCCTGCTGTTTTTAATTCTGCCATCGCTTTTTCCTGTGTTAATAATGCTCCTTGAATGCCATCTGTATAATCTCTCCAACTTGCTTTAGCCACCTCGGTATCTTTAATTACTGTATTCATCATTTCGTGCATAGCATTATGTGAAGCTGAAATTTGATCTGAGTCAAATGCTTCATCCCATGCGTCTTTTGTTTCAACTAATGCCTCTGCGGTCTTTTTAATTTCTGGTGTTAAAACTTTATATCCTTGATGGAAAAGTTTTAAATTCTTAATTCGTTGGTCATCTAATTTAATTAAATCTTTGTCTATTCCTATAAGATTTTTAATCCATCCAGTTGCTGTTTTTGCCGCACTAACAATCTGCATTATCCCTTTTACAATCGCTCCTAAACCTTTTAAGAATAACAGTAATGCATCACCAACAAACTCACCCATGGTTCTAACCAATTCTTCGTTTTCTGTAATAAAGTCAGTTAATCCTTGTGTACCTGCTTTGATTGCCGGAGCTAATCCTTGGCCAAATACATCTGCGGAAGTTTTTAAAGCAATTCCTAAATTAGAAAATTGTACTGATAAATTACCTAATAAATTTTGTGTTGCTCCACCAAATCTTTCTTGTATTCCTTCTCCAAATGCATCTACAATCTTTTTGGCACCTTCTGCAGTTTTTCCAAATTCAGATATTTCACCTCTTGTTAATCCTAACTTTTCTTCTAGGATTGCTAAAACAGGAACACCT